TCTGTCCTGGATATGATAAGCAACCCTCTTCCATTACGTGTTCAACCACAGACTCCTTAAGAATCTTAGGATTGAATAGAACTAGGGTTGCTTGTGTCTCTAAGTCTGTCATCATAACAAACGCACGTTCACTTATACCTATCTGATTAGCAGAGAGTCCCACACCATTGTGATGGAACATATTCTCTGCTAGTTCAGAGGCAAGTTCTCTGCGATCCAAATTATAACTACACTTTTTAATTGGTTTGTGTAATAGAGGATCATCTGAAAGTATTAGTTTTAAAATCATCGTCGTAGTACCCAGTCTTCAGCAAAATTCTCTGCTTCTTGTCGGTGTAAAAATTGTTTGGTTACAGTACTAGCAATGCGTTCATAGTATTGCTTAGTAGTTTTGGGTGGAGGAGTATCATACTCCGCACATAATACATTGTATCCTTCACCATAGAATTCATTGCATATAACAGTTGACTCTCTCAACCTATCATCGCTATAAAAGTTAGAAGTTTCCATAAAAAAAGAGGGAGTAATACTCCCTCTATATATCGAATCATCTGATGGTTCATCCCAGTAGAAGAATTTCATCTGGGATAACTTACAGTGCTTGAGTCGTTTAATTTTCATTATCCAACTGAAGGAGCAACGAGTGCAACTTCAGATGTCTCAGCAGCAGCAAGATCAAGAGGGAAGTTATGAGCATTACGCTCGTGCATCACTTCCATACCTAAGTTTGCTCTGTTAAGAACGTCACCCCAAGTAGGAACAACTTTTCCATTTGCATCTACAACCGACTGGTTGAAGTTAAATCCATTCAAGTTGAATGCCATTGTACAGATACCCATAGAGGTTAACCATACACAAACAACTGGGAATGTTGCAAGGAAGAAGTGTAAACTTCTTGAGTTATTGAATGAAGCATACTGGAATATAAGTCTTCCAAAGTAACCGTGTGCAGCTACGATGTTGTATGTTTCTTCTTCTTGTCCGAACTTGTAACCATAGTTCTGAGATTCTGTCTCAGTTGTTTCTCTGATTAGAGAAGAGGTAACAAGTGAACCGTGCATAGCAGAGAATAGTGCTCCTCCGAACATACCTGCGACACCTGCCATATGGAATGGATGCATCAGGATATTATGTTCTGCTTGGAATACGAACATAAAGTTGAACGTACCTGATATACCTAGAGGCATACCATCAGAGAAAGATCCCTGACCGAAAGGATAAACTAAGAAGACTGCAAATGCAGCAGATACTGGAGCAGAATATGCTACACAGATCCAAGGACGCATACCTAAACGGTATGATAACTCCCACTGTCTACCCATATAAGCAGAGATTCCAATAAGGAAGTGGAAGATTACTAACTGATATGGACCTCCGTTATACAACCACTCATCTATTGTGGCAGCTTCCCATATAGGGTAGAAGTGTAGTCCGATAGCGTTAGAGGATGGAACGACAGCACCAGAGATGATGTTGTTACCATACATAAATGAACCAGCAACTGGTTCACGGATCCCGTCGATATCTACGGGAGGAGCAGCAATAAATGCCACGATAAAGCAAGTAGCAGCAGCTAACAAGCAAGGAATCATAAGAACTCCAAACCAACCAACATATATGCGGTTGTTTGTACTTGTAACCCACTCACAGAACTCGCTCCATCCTGACAGTAGACCTTGCTCCTTTCTTGAAAGAGTTGTCATCTGAATTAAGAGAACGTTTAAAGTGAACAGATATGAAAAGACTAATCCCTTTCGGGAATCCCCGTGGTCTTGGTTAGGGGTAAGATGAAAAAGATGAGGAAACCCTCACCCGATATATTTATAGTAACAAAATGTTAAGCACTTTGTCAAGTCTTGTGGACGGTTTCTGAACCGCCACCCAACTGTTCTGTTCCTCCTACAGAGAAAGGATTGTACTTATCAGTAGCAATCCTATACATCTTCTCGTGTATTGTTTCTTCAGGTTCCTGATCAACACCAGGTGGTTGAATCTCTGATGGTGATGTGTCTAATGGTTCGTCTGTTGCTATTGGCATAAGGTCTAATGGGTTTATTCTGTTATCAAACCATTCATCATAAGGAATCTCTGGTAAGGGCATTACTCTTCTAGACCTGCAGTGGTCTTAGGTGGACAATCAATCGTTACTGTACCAGTAAGAGGTTGATGTAAATGCTCTAATATATGATCAACTTTCTGATTGATCTCGTGTAAGTGCTGATGGATTTCGTTGAGACGTGGATCAACTGGTGGCACGTATGCCAATGGATCAGTTTGATACGCAGGATCAACACCTAAATCTAGATTACTAGTATCCACTGTGAAAGTGTCAGCAGCGTTACCAATATCTATATTAATGTTCTGACCTGTTACAGGATCAGGCTGTGAGTTTGTCATAGTAAGAAGTGAAACTAATTTTATTTAGTCGTGACGATGTGCTATACCTAACTCGTGCATCTTAGCGTGCTCATCAATAGGATCCTTAAGTTTCTTTTTACCAGGACCAAAGGTACTGTATATACCAACACCCACTAAGGTGAGAGTAAATAATACTAAAAATAGTATGAACCCTTGATCAGGTGTCAAATTTAAGTGATTGACTATAGGTGTTTTACACTTAGTCCAAGTACCAGGTAAGTGATACACTGGTGGGCAAGATAAAAAAATCATTAGCGTTTAATTAGTGCTGGAACGTCACCGTCATCGTCATCATCCTCGTCATCATACCACGGATCATTGAGATCATTGATACGTTCCTTAAGGGACTGTTGTAAATTAGAATCCGATGTCAGTACTTTTCTTTTGAACTCCTCGTCGGGAGTAAATTGTACGACCATTAACTCATCACCTGGTTGTACATCCTTCATTTCTGGATGAGGTGGTCGTGTTACCTGAGTCGTTGACTGTACAAACTTTCCACTACCTAATTGCTGTGCAGCATCCCATCCCTGTGACATCAATCTCAATGCGAGAATGAACAGGGTGAACATAAATGCTAGGAATAACCACTCAATCATCTTTAGGTTTGTATTTTTTAGTTTGTTTCTTAATCATCTTTGCATAGTAAACATCTTGTTTGGTATACCAATCAGGATGTTCTTTTGCCAAGCGGATGATTTTCTTCGCTGCTTTCCGTGTTTGTTTGCGATTTTGGTCTGGCATTGTAATACCATTTAATGTATAAACTTGCGAGGTCAGACCTGAAACAGATCTCATCCTCTCTGAGTTGTTTATATTCTCCTGAATCTATGACCCAATCACAAAAGGCATAGTCATTATAGTCTAGCATCCCTTTGCGATCAACACAGTCCTGTAAACATCGTTTACGTAGGTCAAGAATTTCATCTGTGATTTTATAAGTCATTAATCATCCTCACATTTTTGTAATAGGGAACGTAGTCTTTACCGAAGTTGCAAAGATTTATATAGAAGTTTGCTTTAGTTTCAGACAGTCCACAATACTTCCTTAAAGTGATCCAGTGATCTGGTTTCTCTTCAAGTTGTAAACTGTAAGTTCGTTTCATTCTTCTAGAGATTTGTTTGTTATTACTATCTTATTACCTTCGATAGTAAATTGCAACTCGTCATCGTGTTCCCACATTAATTCTTCATAAAGAGAATTGAGACGATCCATATCTTCCCATAGATCGTTTACGTGATGTTCATCCATTAGTAAAGATGCTCCTCCTGTTCAGTAAGAATAGTGACATCAGATAGAGGATATGCTACGCACGTTAGTACGAAACCTGCTTCCATCTGTTCCTCATCTAAGAAGGATTGATCTTCCTGATTAACTGTGCCTTCTAACACCTTACCTGCACAAGTACTACAAGCACCTGCTCTACAGGAATAAGGGTGATCGATACCTGCTTCTTCAGCAGCATCAAGTATGTACTGGTCTGTAGCACACTCAAATGATTCTGTCGAACCATCTGTTGCTTTAAAAGTTACAGTGGCCATTGATTATTAAAACAATTCATTGCTATTTATTATAACATTAAAAAACCTCCTCGTTAAGAGAAGGTTTTTGTATCTGATTATACTAGACCTATAGAACCAGCAGTGATTCCAATTGAAACTAGAAAACCAAATTCAATAAGATCCCTATAGGGACTCATTATTATTCTGTTGAATGTCATTGGTAAGCGAACTGACTGATGCTTGGGATCCAAACATAGGCAATTACAGTTAACAAAAATAGTCCTTGATACATTTTTAAGCTCCTGATGGTACTGTTACAGGTTGCATCTGAGTAACACGCACACCCTTACCTCCAGATGTATCATCGTCATCATCATTACCCAATGCTCGGAGTAACAACTCAATGAATACAAGTGCTGCCATTGGATATAAAACCCAGAGGACAGCAACGAAGGGTGATATTTCGTTGACTGCTAGATCACCCATTTAGAATATGCCTGGGATGATTTGACCTGTGGTTGCGTATGCTCCGAATGCTGCAACGAATCCAATCATTGCTGCCCAACCGTTAAACTTTTCTGCTTCTGGTGTCATTGTTTTGCTCCTTTTTAGATTTGAGGGTTAAAAGTGACTAGCAAATGCTAGTGGTGTAAAGACCTATAGTCTTAGAAGATGCCTGGAATAACTGCACCAAATAAGATGTAGTTATGTACTAAAGCAAAGAATCCAATCATCGCAAGGCGACCATTAGTTTGCTCGGCATTCTCCCAGTATCCTTCGTAGTTTTCTACGTAGGACATCTCTGGCTCAGCAGCAAATATATTCTGCTTGCCATATTCGGTGGTAGTATACCTACCAACTGAATTGGTGGAAGTTGTCATTCGTTTGTTAAGAAACGTAACAATAATATATAGCATTCCCTAACACTTTGTCAAGGTTCGGTAATTATACCTATATTATTGTCAGCATACCAGAGTATTTATACCTATCCCGATTTCAAGCCTTAAAATAATCCTTACGGTAGTACCTACCTAGGATGTTGCTATTATAAAAGGCAGGATTCCCATCGGAAGCTGCCTCTGTTAAAACGTTATTTATAAACAGTTGTCTTGTCTCTTCGAAATTTACTCTTCCTTTTGTGGAATGTAGAGATAGGATCTCCCTGCTGAAAGAGTGTTGTCCAAATTCTTTAACGTCTTCTGTAAGTTCTGGAGAACTGCCGTAGTATTTTTTCCAGTTACTCTCAGACGAAACACGCCTGACCCCACCTCTAGGCTTTCTACGTTGGATGAAGTACTTTCTTCCGATGTACTTGCGACCCGTGATGAGATTTGTAATGCAGTAGACGTAACCGAAGAAGCCGTCAATGTCAGCAGAAGTAAAAGTTGAACCCTTATAGGTCCAGGGGTTCTCATAATCTCCTTCACCCACTGCGGTCTTTGCGGTGGTTTCCATCCTAAGATTTTCATTAGTATTCTCCGTCGTTGTCATCACCGATCATAATGTTTGGTCCTTGTGTGTATTTATCCACGTCAGACCAGACCTCTGATTCAAGTTCGAAGGTGATGGTTTTCAGTTGCCTAATAATTTCCTTTACTCTTTCTCTGTCCATAATGTAGGTTCTCCAATAGGTTCGATGTCAATACCATCGATCTTCCTTACCATTGTCTTTGCTAATTCATTAGCTTGATGCTTGAAGGAAGTTTCTACTACCATACCATACTCTTGTCCTTCGTGCAAGAATTTTACTTGCCATTTCATCCGTATAAAGCCACGTTGTGTGACTTACGAGGGGGTGTGTACTTGGGTTTCTTTTTCTGCTTGACTGCTATATACAATCTCAATAGGGTGTCACTCTTCATAGTTCTGACAAAGTTAATAGACTTCTCAATTCTATACCCTCTTGCAAGAATCTATCCTTAGCTATGTCCTCTCTGTCAACTATTGTAACAACTCGATTAACGTGATAACCTAAGTTCCAGAGAACCTTGACTGCCTTTAAAGAAGACTCACCTGTAGTGGTGACATCCTCTACAACAGTTATAGTTGTTCCTATTGGAGGTAATGGTCCTTCTACTTGTGATGCAGTACCGTGTCCTTTAGGTTCCTTCCTAATAATCAGTCCACTTAATCCTTTTACTACTAGACCTGAAACTAATGGGTCAGCACCTAGAGTAAGACCTGCTACACAATTGGTATTAATGTGTGACATCATCTCATCACATACCAGATTCAATCCTACAGATGTAAGTATCAATGGTTTGCAATTAACATAATGTGAACTAGTCATACCAGAAGAGAGAATATATTCCCCCTTCTTATACGCATACTCTCTTATTAAATCTTTAAGTTTACTCATCTTCGGGTAGTAATTCTTCCATTAGTTGTGCCCAATCTTTATCAAACTGATCTAGACCTGCTGTAGTTAAACAATGGTCAAATAGTTTGTTGAATATGTCGTACGGTAAAGTGCATACGTCAGCACCCACTCCAAAGGCATTGGGTACATCAATGGGGTTCCTAATACTTGCAGCAAGGATTTGAGTTGTAACATCATTACGATCATAAATTTTACGAATATCTTTTATAAGAGATAGTCCATCCCAATACTGATCAGCAACCCTTCCTATGAAGGGTGAGATGTAACTAGCACCTGCCTTAGCAGCAAGTATTGCCTGTGCAGGAGAAAATACTAGAGTAACATTGGTTGAAATGTCATCTGCAGTTAGATCACCACAGGCAATCAATCCCTCACGTGAGCAAGGTAGTTTAACTGTAATGTTAGGTGCGATCCTAATGTATTTGGATGCCATCTCTAGCATCTCATCAGCATTCTGACCAACAACCTCAGCAGATATAGATGAATCCCAAGGGAACATATCTGCAATACGTTTAATAACTTCTTCTGGATCTTGTCCCAACTTCTTCATCAGAGATGGGTTAGTGGTAACACCATCTACAAGACCAGTCTCTAGTGCGTGACCTATAAGATCAGGATCTGAACAGTCTAGGAATAGTTTCATAGGTGATTATATCTTTAGATTATATATTACCACAAAAAAAGAGATCCATCAAGGGATCTCTTTAATTACTGACATAGACAGTTCTAAGTCGGTGGTACAGGTTAAGCGATTGCTTTTTGAACCTTCAGTCCACGATACATAAGATCGTGTCTGTTACGCTGTGCATTCTCTGAGAGAACTTTAGCGTTGTACTCTTCAGTGTCGTATTCGACACCACGGTAGATGACTTTTGCCATTGTTTTACTCCAAAGTAGTAGGATTTTTAGCCCCGTTCCTTCAGACATTTGCGTCCCAATTACACCAGTCTACCTCTTCCTTTACGACCTGAATCATTTCAGCACGTACTTCTTCCTCAACATTAAATGTTTTTATCTTATCGATAAGAACATTAGCATCAGAACAAGATATAGAAGTGGCTAATAGAATAGGAATCATCAGGATGAACGCTCCGTTCCGTGACCTACTTGCACCCCGAAGGGCGAACGTATGCATATGTTAGCATATGCACAACTATTTAGCAACTTTTGTAGCTAAAACTACTTTTTGTATCGTCTTGAACCTTTTGGTTTTAACTTATGCATCTTCTTATAAAAGTCTGGGGTCAATGGTTCTCTGGGTTCACGTCTAAGCTCTTGTTTAAGTTGTCGGAGGAACTTGAGGTGTAATTGAAATTGATTACGCATCTCATATCATTGTATTGCGGATTGCTACTTGTGTGATACTGCAATCCATCAAACAAAACGAACCTACCCTGTCTAGGTTCAACTTTCTGTTCTATTTGTAATTTTTGTTTGGTACCATCGTACCTTTGTTTGAAGAAGAATGTTGGACCATCAGAGTCATTCACATAGTAAATGATAGTCCAGTGTGGTTGATCAAAGTCAACGTGAGGAGTATGGTAGAGGGTATTAGATTCTCTTTTAGGTGCAAGATTAATTTTTATTCTTCTGAAGTCTGAGAACTCAGGCATCTTTGTGTTGGATACTATCCACTTCCATACTGGTTCACATACTTTCTCATATCCATCGGGTGATACTATCTCACCTAATGTATTGAGTACAGTGTGCATAAACTGTGGGTTCTCACTTGATAATTCATCAGGTATAGAGGTACTAAACTCCTTATCGTATGACGTGGTTTCTGTTTGCAAAAACCAAGGCCAATAAGGGTTGTGTAGTAACCTTGCCTTGACTGGTTCACTAATAGACTTAGGAACCTCACCTAAGTACATATTGTCATAAGCACCTAAGTACATCATCTCTTTATCCATCTAGGTAGGTAAAAGATCAACCAAGATAAAGTCCAGAATGTTAGTAACACCATTATGTGTAGTACTCTATGAGAATTAACTATTAATCCTAGTGTGACTAGTCCCATCCAAACATAATCTAATGTACCGTGGAACCTATACCATATATTCTCACCAAATTTATCAATGAAACCTTGTCTACGTCTTGCAAACCAAGGTGACACGTGTCTCATCATAACAAAACCTTCGTTAAAAAACATAACGAAGAATCCAATCCAAAAAATCATAACTTAAATCCTGAGAAGGTGTCCTTCTTAACGTCTTGTTTGATGCCACCGACAACATAAGATTCAATCTCTGTTTCCTGTGGTGCATTCTGTTGACCTTTAGAGTTCAACCAATGCTCTGTCCAAGGTAATGGATTGTTACGTGCAGGTATATCATAGATAGGTGCGATACCTACTGCTTTCATACGTTTGTTAGCAATCCACTCAACATATTTCTCTAGCAGTCTAGCATTAAGACCAATCATAGTACCATCTTTAAAGAGATACTCTGCCCACTCCTTCTCCTCTTCGACTGCGTTCTTAAACATATTGATTACGTTATCCTTTTCCTCTGCAATAATCTCATTCATCACAGGATCATCACCTTGATCCCAATACTTTAGGATCTGTTGTGTGAGTACAAGATGCTGTGACTCATCTCGTGAAATTAAACTAATGATCTTTGCACTTCCTTCCATAAACTTTAGTTCACCGAAGGCAAAGCTACAAGCAAATGATACGTAGAATCTAATACCCTCAAGGATATTAACATTCATAATTGCACGATACAATGCACGTTTTAGATCTTTCATAGACCATTGTGAATTGATATGATCTCGCCAATCATCTCTCCAGTTATTACTCTGACCCCACTCACTTGCAAGTCGAATGAACTCATCATATGCTCTAGTGACTGACTCTGCACGTGACATAATCCTTTCATCTTCAAGAATAGTATCGAAGACCTCTGTTGGATCTGGGTATACGTTCTTAATAATATAAGTGTATGATCTGCTATGGATAGTCTCCATAAACTGCCATACATTCATAGCACCTTCCAGTTCAGGTAGTGCTACGTAAGGTAAGAATGCCATACCAGGTGCACGTCCTTGTACTGAGTCAAGTAGTATCTGGTACTTTAAATTGCTTGTAAATATATGTTTTTGTGCTGAAGTTAATTGAGTATAGTCTGCTCTGTCTTTCTGTAATGAAACCTCTTCAGGTCTCCAGAAATAACCTAACATTTGTGTTGTTAACTTATCAAATACAGGGTACTTGTACTCATCGTACCTCTGTACACCCAAAGGTTTACCAAAAAACATTGGTTGTTTAGTATTGTCGTGAATGTCACGATTGAATACAGTCACACCTTGGACATCAGATTTTGCAGGACTCACAGTCATCCTCCACAGTAGCGAGTTCATTAATTAGTTCATCAAGAGATTGCTCTCCTTCTGAAATGTTATCCTTCCATCCTATTGGATGTGCAGGTTCATCAACGTCCTTCTTAGCATCATATGTGTTTTGATAATAAGAAGTCTTCCATCCATATCTATATGTGGTTAACCAGTCCATAGCCATTACTTGCATAGGGACTTCGTTATCAGGATAGTTCTCTGGATTATACGACCAGTTACCACTGATCGCTTGATCAAAGAACTTCTGCATTACTGCTACGATCTTTATGTAACCCTCATTGGATTCCATATCCCATAGCAATGTGTACTTACTCTTTAAGTGGGGAAACCCAGGAACAATTTGCTTAAGGGGTCCTTTCTTTGATTTTTTAACGGACAAGTAGTCTCTAGGAGGTTCG